CAATCGCTGTTTTATCTTTAATATCCGTCTCAGCGAGAACAGCTAAATCGTCCACTACTCCCAGTTTCATCAGTTCTTTTAATTCCGATAGATATGCCCATCGGTTCACAGGCAGCGTACTACCTGCTACAATTCTTACATCAAATTTTGCTGAACCATAATCGTTCCACTTACCAATAGCATCTCCCATATCATTGAAAATTGGGATATTTATTTCGGCTTCTTTTTCTTCCTGAAGAGCATTTGGCTGAACAATTCTAAATACTTTATGTGTTTTATACACTGCTTGTGAATATTGTTTTACCACTTCTCCAAGTTGTTTAAGAGCTGGTTCTATACTACTCTTTAACCATTGTTTAACCCTTCTAGTTCCATATTCATCCAACGCAAGCATCCCACGATATGTGTCATGCTGCTGTTGGGTGTCCCCCTGAGCAGACGAATATATCCCAGCCAAATATTCCATATCGCTTTTCCCAGCCTGGACAATTTGGAAAAATGCATTGTTTAAGGATGCAGGTTGGACCTCTTTTGGCTGATCAAACCCTTGGTTAACTGGGAGCAATGCGCCTGGGGCAGTGGCATTCTTTTCCCAATAATCAGTATCAATAGATCCTTCAAAGTACATCCATCTAAGAGAAGATCCCAATGAAGCGTTGTGAATCATAAGCTGGTGCGCCTTATTAATCTCACGCTGTTTCCCGACTAAGGGACTCACAGCGCTCATTGGAAACGGTGTCCCAGACCACTTATAAGTAAACGGCACTAAGGGATAATGCTCTATAGGGAGATTTTTTTCATACAAAGTCACATCACCAGCTACACAACTTTGTTTTATTGCAGGCTTAAAAAACTTAACAGAATCAACAATCATTGACACAAATTCTTTATCTTTTAGTAAAATTTTATATTCTTTTGCAGTTACAACATTGTTTTTGACAATACTTGCAGCCTTTTGAGCTTCAGCAGTCATTTGCTGTTCCGCTGATTGCAACTGCTGACTATTCATCTTCCCCTTTTTTTCCAATTCAAGAGCCATTCTTTCTGGAAGCATTTCTTCGGCTTCTACTGCTTCAGCAAGTTTTGCCTGCAATTCTTTCATCTCAACAGACATCTCTTTCTTCATTTCTTCCAACTGTACCCGAACATTATCTTTAATCTTTTTCATCTCTTCAGGTGGAGGGACAACTCTATAAAAAACATTATAATAAGCAATCTGCTCTTTCTCATAAAGCTCAAATAATTCAACTAGATCATCAATACCGCCATCTTTATCATAACCCTCTCTAATATCCTTATATTGGAAATCGCCCGTATTAGTCGCATTCACAGAATAGCCTTGCTCTTCACCAAAACGACCAGATGCCCTTTTAATCCCAGCAGCATACTGTGGATATGTTTTCAATAATTGAGTGCGGGTAAAAACTTTGCGAATCATAACATGAGCAGCATCTCTAAATAATGGGTCTCGACTTTTTGGGTCTATATATATATCAAAAGGCTCTGGCTGCTGAATAACAACTTCGCCCATCCCCATATCGGCATTCGAATCTACCGTCACAAGTAAGTATCCAACGCTTTTAGTTATAGCATCGTTTACAACATTAGAATATAGCGCCTGCCCATTAGATCCATTCCATATATAATCAGCAATATCAGAGAATACAGCTGCTACGCCAGAATCGCTACCCTCAGCCCCCACCGCTTGCCACCTTGGATTGGAAGCCGTCGCATAATAATTAAGCATTTCAACAACAGGTATAACCCTATTAATCGTAAAGGTGGGCATTCCAGTTTCTTCCAGACTTGCTTTTTCTTTTGCAGAGAGCTGATTATCAAGATAAAAATCGTGCCCTTCCTGGTTAACTCTTTCCCAAGATTCTCTAAAAGAACCATTTATAGAGTCGTATAACTGTTTTACCCGATCTGCTGTTTTATCTGTTCTTTTTGCCAATGTTCACCTATGCTATTATCCAATTTTTGGGCGATTTTTGTTTTTTACGACGAATGCCATCCTTTGAGACAGCAATATTTTTAGGCGGGTAAGCAAATTTTACAGCATAAGCAAGCGCATCGATGGTGTCATCATGCGCCATGCGTGGTCCGAATGTAACAATTTCATGTTGTAAATCATAATGACTTTTTTTAATTTTTATAGATCCTATTGTCATTCGTTGAGCTAATACCCCTTGTATCCTATCTAATTTACTTTGTCTTGTTCCAGGTTTTTCCTCACGCCACCTTACCGTAAAATCATTTCTTCGTCTGGATTCTGACATTAAAGCCTGGAAAACTGGACGTGACATTGTAGTATCTTCGACTACAAAAAGTGACGGATGATAAATTGCTGATAAATTAAACATTTTGTCAACAATCCCTTCTTTTGGTTCACCAGGGATACCCAAAACAGGTAACCCACGCTCTCTTATATAATCTAAGACGTAAATATTGTTATTTTCATCAACAGCAACTACCATAATAACAGAAAAATCTGAATCTCTCCTAAAAGAATCTGTTGCTGGGTCAACACCGCAAAAAATATTCACAGGGATAGCGTCGTCATCAGCAATAATAAAATTTATTCCAGTCTTGTCATCATATAAGTGGCTCCCCTCCCAATACTTAACATGTTTCATACTAAAAATAGAATCTTCGGCACTTTGGACTTCCATCATGTATTCTTGATAGAATTTTTGAGACTGTCCAGAATCCTGATAGAATTTCTTCTTTTCCTTTAGCTTTTTCGCTGGGAACCAAGAGTCCCAAAGCGCGTTCCCTTTTTCGTCTAATGCTTTATATGTTTTAACAGTCCAGGCAAAATCTTCTTTATTTTTTACTGATCTTTCATGGTTGGTCAATAAATTATTAATAAAGGAATCATAATGCACAGGAGTACCATTAATCCGCAACCTGCCAGTATGAGGCTCCAGAGCAGGATAAACAACCGCAGTGATAAGGTTTGCGTTCTTCGCTCTAGCCTCAGGAGTAATTGTATTATTTTCATCTTCGAAGTCATCCAGTATAATCAAGTCATAACGCTTATGAAGCTTTGCTCCGCCACGAATGCCTGATATGTTTGATTTGCACAAAAGCTTGTGACCAGTACTAAGTTCTATATCTTCCTCTGTCCATTTTCTGCCTTTTAAATCGCCAAAATAATACAATATTCTATCATTGAACTCTAAATGATGCTTTATATAATCCATATTACCAGTGGCAAGCTTCGCAGTTGCGGATACCCACCCGTAAAACAAAGGTTCATCCCTGGTAAACAAAAATGACCATAGAATATCGCACTTAGTCAAAACAGTTTTACCATGACCACGTGGCATAATAACAGCCAACTGTTTCACTTCCTTATCCATTATTGAATCTGATATCTCATAATGAAACCATGGTGTTTCAGATCTCAAATAGTCATCTGGGAGAAATAACTTCCCAAATGCCAACATATCCTTTGACGACTCTAGTAAAGCCTCCTCAGCCTTACTTACATTCTGGGTATTTATATTCAAGCTAAAGTTTCAAGCAATTCTTTTACTTCAGCCCAAATTTTATCATCTTTCTTTGATTTGCTAGCTTTAACAGCATGATCTCCTATCATTATAATAAGTTTAACCATACCCATTTTTTTTACTAACCTTCCGATCATTTTTTTAAGCATTATAGCTCCTTCCCATTTATCCTACCTTTTAAATAAGCTAAATCATCTGTAACGTCATTTAATTCTTTGACGATATCTTCTCTATGCCTTTGACTTGTATCATCTGATTTATTCCACCTATCTAACATTTTTAAAACAATTGATTCGACATTTGCCATTTTAGTCTCCGCTTTAGCGATAGACTGTCGAATACTATCTAAATCTTCATTTTGTACTTTTTGACTTTTAATTAAATTTATTATCATCATAGCAAATAAAATTACTATTATTCCTACTGCCCCATATTCGGCATATATACCGAAGAGATTGGAGTCAACCATTACTACTTTTTACCAAAATTGAATCTCTGAAATCCAGTATAGGATGGATTTTCCCTATACGCATCGTCTACATGTTTTTTAACCTTAGCTCCCCAATCTAATTGTTTTTCGCTTCCAGGACCACGTTCCATTAATCTAATCTTCCCATCTTTGCCAAGACTAGTAAGTATCTGCTTCGGGTTGCGTTTTACCTGTTGATTAATTTTATTCAATTCGTGTAATGGTATTTTATTTGGATCAAGTACCCGTTTAATTTTAAAAGCTTCTCCAGTTTTATGCATCTTCATCGGGAGATCTACGCTTTTAGGCATAACCAGCCTTCCGTATTCACCTTTCCACACCATGGGCTTCTTCATTAATACTTTATCCATAAAAGATCTTAAGGCATGACTCTTTACACCAAAAGTCCCATGTCTTGCGCCAGCCAGAGCCTTCTTTAAAGGCATTCCCTGTTTTAGTAACTGTCTAACAGAAACCTCAGTACCCCAACTGTCCTGATACCCACCACCCTTCTTACTAAAAAGAATTTCTTTTAATTTAGGGTCCATATTCCATGTGTCTTCAAAGAGAGATCTTTTATATTTTGCTCCCTTTATCGGGGTGTTTACTTTACTTGATAGATTTATATTTTGGAAACCGCCCATTACGTCATCTCCCTGCACAGAGGTCTTGCCCCAACCAGCTTCTTTCAATAAATTCTTTCGCCTTGGATTTAATTTTTTCCAGGCAGCGTAAGGTATCATTTCTCCAGTTTTAGGATTCTTCATTTCATAACTGATAATATTCTTAAGAGCCTTATCGTAAATTTTCTGCATCCCTACATTATGAAACCTTATCAATCCTTTATATATATCGTCTTTCGAAGGTGAGCCTCCAATTTTAGTTTTTTTAGTAGAAAACAGATTAGACAAAGTACCTTTTTGCAATCCTCTCGGCACTTCAGTCATCCCCATAGATCTTCTAAGAGAATAAAGCCTTTCCGCTAAGGCAATCCCTGCCTCATCGCCATGTTGCATATATCTAACTACCTCAGGTTCTACGGGGATATCAGCTATTATCCCCCTTGCTGCTTTAAGTGGCTCTTCCTTTATCATTTTTTTAAGAGCAGCTAACTTGGGAGCACTTTCATAACCAACAGGAAGCATAAGATTCGCAGCAGCTCTTCTTCCAAGAAACTGAGTAGCCTTATAACCGCCGCCAAGACCATAGAGAGCAGCCTCCCACCAAGAATTAGGAGTTAAGAAATCAACAGTCTCTCTAACGCCTCGTTCTTGTTCAGCAGCCCTTATTGGATCTTTATGATGAGAGGGACCAATAAAATCAACTGTCTTTTCTCCCCACGTCTTTTTTCTTTTAGCAGCTGACATTTTCTGAGGGTAACCTGGGTATCTAGCCTCACGCATCTGACCAACAGATGTGCGAGTAGCATCGGTAGGAGCACTTACAGGACGCTGTGCGTCCAAAATTTTTAGAATTTCCTCTAATCTATTCTTTGGTGGGGGCATTGGCTACTTCACCTGTTAATTCGGGTTTTCTTTTTGCGGATTCCAGCATATTATCAGAGAATCCTTGGAATACAGCTCCAGTAAGCTGGGTAACCTTTTGTTTTGGTATAACTTCGGCAGCATCCCATAACATTGAGAAGGCTTTTAGTCTATCGTTTGACCTATCTGCATTCTCAGCTTCTAACTTGACACCCTTTATAAGGTAATTAAGATCTACGCCCAACCCCTTTAGGACTTCATCTACTTCTTCTTTTACAGCACTCACAACTCTCTCCTGTTTTACTAGGACGGCAGATTTCATTTTAGCATATTGATTATTTTCGGTACCAAATGCTCTTTTGTAGGCTTCTTGGGGTGAAAATCCGTTTGCAATGAACTTTGAAAAGGCAGCTTCATTAGCAGTAAGATAATTTCTTGTTTTTATGCGCTTGGCTGTATTATTAGATGCCCTTGCGGAAAAAGTATAAATATTCTCCCTTTTCTCAGTATCCATTTTATCACTATCTCGGCAAAGATAAGTTCCAGTACAAGTCCCAATATATTTGATAGGATACTTACCCTGGTTCATTACCTTATTTACTCTAAGAGCCTGGATAACATTCCCATCATCAGCCTTTATCCAGTCGCCGAGTTCGCCTTCACGCCAATTTTCAATAATTCTTATATTTTCAGGGATTTCCTCTTCGTCTTCAAAAACTGGATGAAATGTCTTGCCAATTTTATATTTACGCACTAAGCTTCGCCTACGCACTCGCCTGGATAAGGGACTAGAACTCTCTCTATAAGATTAGCCTCATCTATCTTTTCCATTACCTCTGGGCTGGCAGTAATAGCGAGGGGCTCTTCCTCTATCGAGATGCGTTCCTCTATGGATTCAAGCTCTTCTGTTTTTTCATTAAAACGGATAACAAGTGTATAGGTTTTCATGTGGAAAGTTCGGAATAATATTGCAAAACTAAAAGGATAAATATATTTTATTTTATACTTGCCCCGTATAGGTCAAAACCCTTACCGTCTGGCGTAGCAAAAGCACACTCCTTTTAAGAGATGTGCTATTTTTTTGCGACCCCTCATATATAACCCCCCCCCTTTTTAAATAGAGAACAACACCTTCTTAGTTAAATCTCAAAAGGTTCAAAAACTAACACAAAATAGTGCACGGATAGAATTGATTGCTGGCGCCCTTGCTCGCATTTCCGATTCACGGATTTGCGTTATCTATGAAAATCAAAC